AGGACAAACTGCTGAAATATCATCAACCGTTGCTGCTGGATTTGATCAAGTGGCCAAGGATGCTTCTTTTGCAGTTAATTTGGTTGATGAAAAAATTGGCGACGAAACTCTAAACATCAAGTCAATCACAGGATCAACTAACACTGTCAATCGAGCTACATTGAACGCCGCACTGGGCCGTGTTGTAGGTAATGAAAAAATACCAAAACTGAATTTTAGTGGCAATGTGTTTGATGAAAAAGCCGCACTAGCACTAAAAACTCTCAGCCAGACCATTGCGGTAGTTGAATCCAAGGTCAATAACATTTTTAGCGAAACACTAGACTCTGACACTGTGGACGCAAGAGAAGCTAGAATAACTGCCCTAAAGAGCGAAGCAACCGCACTGTTGGACAGTTTGCGCAGCCTAAAAACAACCAGCACGTCGCCTACATTTATTACCAAAGTTGATCAGGCCATAGTCAATGTTGAGTTATTAATAGAACTGATAGACAAAGACATAACAAACATTCAGCGGTTCAAAGCTGACCTACAGAGCATATAAATATCAACATGACTACATTCATTGGGTTCAACACTATCAATCAGTTCAAAAAGTTCACTCTGACAGATTTTGAACTAATCAAGCGAGACCTGTTGAATGCGTTTAATATACGACAAGGGCAACTGCCTGGACGTCCTGCATATGGCACAGTGTTATGGGATTATGTGTTTGAGCCACAAACAACTCAAACACAAAATGCAATCAATACCGAAGTACAACGTGTAGCAGGCGGAGATCCTAGAATATTCATCAGCGATGTGCAAAGTTATCCGCAAGAAAATGGTATATTGATTGAAGTGCAACTCACAGTAGTACCTACACAAAACGCCGAAATACTCAGCATCTTTTTTGATCAACAACAGCGCAAAGCTACCTACGTATAACTACGCCGTTTTTAGTAACCATAAATACTCTGAGGTTACAAAACAATGGCAACAACCACTAGACAAACAGCAATATTTGGCGTAGAAGATTGGAAGCAGATCTATCAAACGTATAGAGAAGCAGACTTTCAAAGCTACGACTTTGAGACTCTGCGCAAGAGTTTCGTAGACTATCTGCGCTTGTATTATCCAGAAACATTCAATGATTACATTGAATCGTCAGAATTTATTGCGCTCTTGGACATTATTGCGTTCATGGGACAGAGTCTTGCGTTCCGTACTGACCTTAACACTCGTGAAAATTACATGGACACTGCTGAACGTAGAGATTCAGTTGTGCGCCTTGCTAACCTAGTAAGCTACAGTCCCAAACGCAACACAGCCGCTCAAGGCCTGTTAAAAGTATTCAATGTCACAACAACAGAAAACGTTGTGGACTATAACGGCATCAATCTCGCCAACGTCACTGTGGATTGGGCCGATCCCACAAACCCAGACTGGCAAGAACAGTTCACTGCTATTCTCAATGCTGCCATGGTTGACACACAACGAGTGGGCCGGCCAGCCAATCGTCAAACTCTGTTGGGCATACGTACTGATGAATACGCATTAAATTTAATTCCTGGTTTCTTGCCTGTGATTCCTTATACCGCTACCGTTGACGGGGTAAACATGCCATTTGAAGCAATCACTTCTACCAGTGTAGGACGTGATTATTTGTATGAACCAAGTCCTGTGCCCAATGCACCGTTTAATATTTTGTACCGCAATGACCAGTTGGGGTTTTCCAGCGCCAACACTGGCTACTTTTTTGCATTCAAACAAGGCACTTTGCAAAACACTGACTTTAATTTGGCTGAACGTATCAGCAATCGCACAGTTAACATCAACGTTGAAGGTGTCAACAACGAAGACCGTTGGTTGTTTGAACTAGACAATGTGGGCAACATCAATCGCGAGTGGGACTATGTAGAAAGCGTGTACACTGCAGCCGCAGAACAGCAAGTTGAATTGCGCCCAATTTATTCTACCACTAGCCGCGCCAATGATCAGATCACTCTGGTGTTTGGTGATGGTGTGTTTAGTGAAATTCCTGTGGGCATTTTCCGTTGTTACACTCGCGCAAGTAATGGATTGCAATACATTATCAATCCTGAAGAAATGCAAAACGTTACGTTGCCTATCAGCTATACTGATCGCAATGGTAACTTGCAGACTATCACATTCACTTGTGGTATCACACAACCTGTAAGCAACGCACAAGCACGTGAAACTATTGATCAAATCAAACAACGTGCCCCTGCTAGATATTACACACAGAACCGTATGGTCAATGGCGAAGACTACAACCTGTTCCCATACACTGCATACAATTCAATTATTAAATCCAAAGCCTTGAACCGCAGTTCAATTGGCACCAGTCGTTATTTGGATCTTGTGGACAACACAGGCAAGTATTCATCAACCAATACTTTCTCTAGCGATGGTGCACTATGGGAAGAAAACATTCTGCCTACCATTTTGTTCTCCTGGATCAACCGCAATGAAATTGCTGATTTTATCACAAACCAAGCGCAACCTGCACTAGGCGAAGATACCATGAAGCAGTTTTACTATGCCAACTTTCCACGTATTGACACTATCAATACAGGTGCAACCGCTGGTAGTACATGGCAGCAGTCAACAACCTTGTCCAACGAGACTACAGGTTATTTTAAAAATTCTGCAGGTAATGCCATCCCTGTTGGGTCAAGTACCACTACAGATTTTCGATATGTACAAGTAGGTAGCTTGATTGAGTTTGTCGCTCCTACCATCAACGGCATAGCTTATTACTTTGACAAAAATAACAAGTTGCAACCAGGCACTCCAACCAAACCAGATGAAAAAACTTCTATCTGGGCTGCACCACAAGCCATCATCGGCGATGGATACAACGGCGGACAAGGCAACCTGTTGAGTGGGGCAGGACCTGTTACTATCAATAACTTTGTGCCTACAGGTGCAGTAGTCAATACTATTATTCCGTTGTTTACTACAGACTTACCAGTGAGTCTTGAACAACAGATGGCTGAACAAATTGAACTGTTCCGTAACTTTGGTCTAGGCTATGCCAACACCACCATTACCACGCCACAAGGTGCTACTATTCCAGCAGGTACCTGGTACCTGATAACGCAACAAAATTTAGATGCATATTCATCTACTAATCCAGCTACCTGGAGCCAAACCAATGCAGGCGATCAATCTGGTGGCAACGACGACGCCAGTTGGTTGGTACAGTTTGTAGTTGAAAATCAAAACTACACAGTGACTTTCCGTGGCCTAGCCTATTCGTTTGGTTCAGTATTGCAGACACGATTCTTCTTCTATGACAATCAGTTGATCTATGACAGCAGAACTGGTACCATCATCAAAGACTTCATCAACGTGTTGGCTATGAATTCGCAGCCTGATTCGTCTTCGCCTCTGCAAGGCGACGTAGTAATGAACATTATTGGTCAGCCTGTTGAGAGCGACGGATATGTTGATGACTTCCAAGTGCTGGTCAGTTATCGTGACAGTGACAACGACGGCGTACCCGATGATCCAGATTTCTTTGATACTATTGTAGGCACAGTGCCTGCTACTCCTAGCGCAAGTTCTCCTTGGATTTTCTTGCAGCAAACTGTAGACTTTGACAACTTGCAACGTTACTTGTTGGCCGAACCTGGCGTTGTAAACGCTGACTACGCTACACTTGACGCCATTGAGTTGGTTAAGACCGAGTGGTCACCAGGACAGATATTTTATGCTTACACTGATAAAAAATTCTATCTGTTGAGCATTAACGTAAACAACGTGCGCACTTTGGTTGAACAGTCTGGATGGATTGCTCGCAATGGCCGCCAATCTCTGTACTTCCAGTATCGTCACAACTCACCGCTGACCAATCGTATTGACCCAGGCACCACCAACATTATTGACTTGTATGTGGTCACACAAAGTTATTACACTGCTTATCAAAACTGGATACGTGACACAACAGGCACTGTGGTTGAACCAAGTGTGCCCACAATTGATGAACTCAGCACAGCCTATCAAGGACTTGACGACTACAAGATGATTTCAGACAACATTGTGTTGAACTCTGTAAACTTCAAGCCGTTGTTTGGCGCCAAGGCAGCGCAACAATTGCGAGCCACAATCAAAGTGATTCGCGCACAAGGATCAACAGCATCCACTAGTGAAATCAAGAGTTCAGTGGTAGCTGAGATGAATAACTATTTTTCAATTGACAAATGGAATTTTGGTGACACGTTCTACTTCTCTGAACTGGCAGCATACCTGCACAGTCAGCTAGGCACAATCATCAGCTCGGTGGTGTTGGTACCACTAGACACACAAAAGAGTTTTGGCGACTTGTATGAGATTAGATCTGAACCTAACGAAATTTTTGTGAATGCAGCAGACATAACTAATATAGATGTGATTGAAGCCTTGACCAGCACCAATCTTAGAACAGCACCAGGCAGTGGAGTCATTTAATGGCAAAAGTACGAAGCGTAGATTTTTTACCTGAAATTTTTCAGACCGATGTAAACAAACAGTTCTTGGCGGCCACGCTAGATCAGTTGATACAAGAACCCAAGTTTAAAAAGACTCAAGGTTTTATTGGTCGTACTGTGGGTCCAGGTGTGAACCCCAATGAAAAATATGTTGTAGAGCCAACCAAGGTTCGTGCTGATTATCAACTGGAAGCTGGTATCATTAGTCTTGAACCAGACACAGACATTATCAAAGATGCAATCACTTACCCAGGATTGTTAGATAGTATCAGCTACCAAGGTGGCAATGCTACCAAACCTGATCGTCTGTTTGAAAGCCAATATTACACCTGGGATCCGTTCATCTCCTGGGACGAATTCATTAACTTCAGTCAGTACTTCTGGTTGCCCAACGGTCCTGATGCAGTAGATGTGGCTGCCACAGGCGTCCCTGCCACAGACAATTTCACTGTCACTCGTGCCAATGGTGTGTACACATTCTCTGGCTTGCAAGGTACCAATCCCACCGTTGATCTAGTGCGTGGCGGCAGTTACACTTTTGATGTTGCGCAAAACGCCAAAGAAACAGTAAATTATGGTGTAAGCAATGCTGGAAACAGTGCATTTGTTATTGACTTTGCTAACAATCCTACATTGACGTTGGCTCGTGGTAACACCTATGTGTTTACCATGAATCTGAATGCTCCGTATCCTTTTTATATTAAATCTGCGCCCAGCACAGGACTGAATAACATCTACAGCTCGGGTGTGACCAACAATGGTGCAATCACAGGCCAAGTTATATTTGTAGTACCACAAGATGCTCCAGATACGCTATACTATTCTACCACAACACAGACCAACCTCAAAGGTCAGATCAACATTGTTGATGGTGTGCCAGGTACTGGCCCAGGGTTCTGGATTCAAACAGCACCTGGTGTTGACGGAAAAGTTCCAACGACTCCAAACATCAGTTC